CTTTAACGAGTCGCGGCTCCACAAACTGGTATTCTTTGTTAAATTCTTTAAATTCTTTCACGGCATCTTCAATGCTTTTTGCGGATATCCTACATACTCGCCTAAACACCAGCACCACTCATTTTTATTTCTTACTAACATTATTGCCACCTATTAGAACGGAATATTTTCATCGTTCCCCTTATCATCTGCAAAATTATCGAAATTGCTGCCAACTTCCGCATCATTTAAAGCGGATACGCCTACAAAACTTGCAATAACTTCCGTTACGTATTTCTTTTGCCCGTCTTGCGTTTCATAGCTTCTTGTTTGAATTCGGCCCTCTACAAATAAGCGGTTTCCTTTTCTATAGTTGCCTACTGCTTCGCCCAGCTTGCCCCATGCAACGCAATTAACGAACGCCGTTTGTTCTTTTGTTTCATTTGTAGCGCTATCAATATATGTATTGCTGGCTGCAACTGTGAAAGTTGCCACCGTTCGGCCTGTTTGTGTATAACGTACTTCTGGATCACGCGCAAGATTTCCCAATAATTGAACACTATTCATAATATATTTACCTCTCCATTTTCTAATTCTATAGGGCAAATTCGCTCATTTTGCCCCTTTTACTATTTCGCCATTATGATTTATCGTTAAGGCTTTAAAAATTCCATACAACGCATTTAAACGATTTTTTCCATTTGAAATAATTCATCAAGTGTTAAATGTGTTTGTAATTCGTTGTTAATGTTTTCTTGAATTGCCAGCATTTCGGATAATCTGAATTCAAATTCACCGCGTTCATGTTTCTTGTATGTTTCTGGTGATACGCCGGCAATCGCTGCCATTTCCGGTTATGTATAGCCTAATAGCCGCCTACATTCGATTAACTTCGGAAACAGATTATGCTTTACATTCATTCCAGCACCCCCATAATTAACTTTTTCCCTTCTTCGGAAATATCGGCATCTTTAACAATGGTTTTAAGGTCTACGGCTTCGTATTTTTCAACCTCTACCAGATGCCCGTTATCTAGCATCTTAATTTCTGTTTTCTGTGGCCTATTTAATTCTGCACGTTTACGCGCTTCCATTAATAGGCCATTACTTTTGATGCTTGCCGCTATTTCCATGTTCTTTTGTTCACGTGCTGCCAGCTGCTCATAAGCCTTACAAAACTGGCTCATTGCTGCGCTTTCGTTATAACTTTGGCAGTTTCTTGGGTCAAAGAAACGCCATACGGTTTTAGCCGCAAGCCTTGTTATTCCTTCTAACTCATCAAGGCCTTTTTCATAGCCTACTTGGCTGGCCTTTTTTCTGACTACTTCCCATGCATCTTGCGCAATCAATCGTTCTTCCTTGCCGTTTACATATCCGGAAATTTCTGCCGCTTTCTTGCGAATTGTTGCAACGGCTGGAACGAATTCGCATGTATTGATACATTGTTTGATTGCTTCCGCCAATGTTACCGGGTTGATATCCTCTAACATGTAGGCGTACATTTTAACTTTTGCACTATCGAATTTGTCATATATCAATAGTTGGCCCGTAGCCTTCAATGTTTCCGGCTTCATGTGTTCCCCCTTCCACCGCATCAATAAGTGCGTTTAATTCTGCAACCTTTCGTTCTGTATCCGTCATTGCTGCCATTTCGTTTGAATTAAGGTATGTATCAAAGTGGCTAGGTGCAAATAAGGTTTTAGGCGTTAGATATTTTTCTAGCTTTGTACCTTTCCACTCACGACATTTTTTATCAATGACCGTTTTAAAATCATCAACGGTATACCCTTCTTTTAAGCGTGATCGTATTGCTTGGATATATGGTTTTGTTGTTGGTTTGAATTTTGAACCGGTTTTCATATTCAAGTATTCGATAATTTCAACGTGAGAATTTGCCACATCGTCATGTGCAACATGACATAATATATCTATCCTATCCTTACCTATCCTATCCTTACCTAACCTAACCTTACCTATCCTATCCTTACCTATGTATACATCTTGTATACATTTTGTATCCATGTTGGATACATCTGCTTTTAACGTATATGATTTATCCTTTTGAATATTGATTAAATCACGTTCCGGCAACGCGCTTGGCTTATACCTATCATTCTGAATGTAGTTATGTATCTTCCAATCTTTGATAACTACAACACCACTTTCAAACGGTATAACAAATTGCTTTGCAGTAAGTACTTTCATATCATCTTCTTTAGCACCAATCATTCGCATAATTGACTTCGGAGCATTGATGAAACCGTCATCGTCCGCATCTAGCAACATATGAAAGTATAGATTTTGTGTTGTTGCTGGCATATCTAGGAATGTATCGGACTTGATAATAGATTTTGACATCATTCTTCGTTCTGCCATTGTATCTTTGAATTCCTTTCTTTTAAGATTTCTCTAATCTGTTTCGCATCTGATCCATGTGCTTTTATATGACAATCTCTACACAAACAAGCAAGATTGCTAAGATTAGATAACCCCATTTGCGACCTAAACACTATGTGATGCACTTCGGTTGCTTGCGCTCCACATAGCACACACAACCCCTCATCACGTTCATACGCCCATTTTCTGGTACGGGCATATAGTGCGTTATCCTGTCTTTTCCTTTTGTTCATATTCGCCCCATTCATTTATTAATGAGTTGATATAGTCATTATTTTCAATCGGTATGTTTAACTGGTTGCACTCATCAACAAGTGCATCAATTAAACGGCGCATTTCATCAACTGTGTAAACGCTGCTTCCATGATATGCACGAACGATTGAATATCCTTCCGTTTTGGCTGGGCCGGCATCTTCTGCATGCCAGCCTAACCCGTGGCCTTGCCAAATTTCAATAAAACGGTCTATAGCATCGTTTTTAATTGGTAAATAGGTAAATGTACCACATTCAATCAAAACTCGCTTGTACACGTCATTTTTTGAAATGTATGCGTGTTTTGAAAGTTCACGTGCTATCTTTTCACACAACACCCATGCATAAGCATTGGCATTTAGTGAACGGCGTTTTATTTTCTTTTTGATTTCGACTATATATTCAACTTCCGGATCTAACTTATTTAACGTTTCATCTATAGGGGCCGGAATTAATATATTCCAACCTATAGACTTTATAACGTTAATTCCTTTTGTTACCAACTTCATTATTTGGCGCCTTGTTGCTCAATGAATTTCTTTAACCAATCAAGAGCGGCGACCATTTCAAAGGCATCTAACATCGCAAGGCGTGGTTTTTTAAATTCCGTTGCAATGTGTTTTGTGATTTCTGCCGGTGGTACATTGTTATCTTTTGCAAGTTTACAAAATTCTTCATATCCGGCAACGTGCGTTTCTTTTGGTTTAGTCGCTTGCATTGGTGCTGCACTTCCACCCATTGTAAAGCGTACAACCCCTTTACTATCAACTATGGTTAACTTGTTGATATTTCGATTTTCGTCATAGTCGATTTCTTTAACTGTAAATTTTGCGTATGACTTAGGCTTTCCGTCTTCCCCCGGTTTCCATTCGCCATTTTGCAAATTAATATAGGTAAACGGAGCGGAATATAATTCCCTACCAATGCCCCAGTTAAAGCATGCACGCTTAAAACTGTCAGATGCTTGGCCCTTTTCTTTTTCGGTATTGCTTTCAGTTCCTACGTCTGACTTGCCAACCCATTCGCCGGTATGTTCGTTAAAGATTGAAACTGTGCAATATAATCTATCGCCAATGATCGTATGTTCCCGTTTCCAATTTAACGCACCTACTACTTCATCAAGTAGTCGCATGTCAACTCGTGCATCTTTATATAGCAACACTACCGCGCCTACGTTTCCATTCTTTTCGGTTAGTGATTGTATACGGCAATCTATTTCATTTGCTTTTAGTGTTCTAAATTCCATGTTTCGCCACCTACTTAATATAGAAATTCATGTTTGTTTGAATTTGTGCGCCGTCTACCGTTTCACCGGCTTTAATAGCCTTTTTAATTGCCGTTTTATCGGCTTTAATTTCAACCTTTATAAAGTCCGCTGGAATTACATCAAGATTGATAATTTCAACGCTTTCGCTTTTGCGATAACCAGCTTTAAAGGTGCCGACGGTTAGCGTTTCAAGTCCTTTTTCTTTTAGTGCGAATTCAACGTTATTTTTTAACCGTTCAACAAAATTTTCTTTTGTTTTCTTCATCGCGGTTAAACGTTCGATTTCTGCTTTAATACCAGCAATATCACTTTCCGTATTTTTGATAAATTTGCCGGTGTTTTCTAGTTTTTCTTCGATTGATACATTAATCATTTCTAACGTATCTTGAATTGCTTGAACTTCTTCTTCTGTTTCTGCTGCTTCAAGCATTGCGGATAGTTCCGCATAATCTTTATTCAACGCATAAATGCTGCTCATCTTTTGCCACCTCTAACACCTTTACAATATCTCCAAACGCTTCTATTTCCGTCGTGTTTGTTAATTTGGGAAATCCTTTAATATGACATAAAAGGGATATATCTGTTCTATTATCTTTTGCATAAATATAGTGTTCAAACCTTCCGTAAGAATTCGCCGTTATTTCCAAAGTCATTGTTATATTTGGGTGTTTTATACCTTTTTCTATTTCAATTCCTTCAAAACGTTCTAATAAATTAATCACGTTTTCTTTATCCATTTTTCACCTTGCCACCTTAACCAGCTATCATGTATGATATGGTTAAGATGCTTATTTAAAACTCACTTTTCGCATCTGCCCTTTAGTAATTCCCGTTACTATTGGGCCTTTTTTATTTGGTCTATATAGATACCGCCATATAATAACGTTACCCCTAACAGTCCTTGCAAAAACGCTTCATATAGCGTTATATTGTCAAGTTCCAAACTGCCCGGCGTACCAATTACCAATATTGCACCTATAATCTTAAATGCCGTTGTCATAATTCCCCCGTAATCGCCAGTACATTGCTGGTGATTTTTTTTATACTGTTTTTTAGTTTTGCGTTTTCTTTCGCCAATTCTTCGTTTTCTGCTTTTAACGCCCGGTAATTAACCGCATTTACTTCGGTTTCTAGTCCGGCTATTTCTTGAATTTCTTTGACTGAAAATAAAACGCCCGGTAATTTTGTTAGCTGGTGAATTGTGCCAGCATTGCGCAAGTTGTATACCGACGATTTAGAAACGCCCAAAACTTCGGCCACTTCTTCCACGGTATACGTTAGTTTCATTTCGTAACCCCTTTCATCAATTCAGATAAACCACAATTAAAGAAGTGCGCAACCTTTACAAGGCTACTAATACTTGGCGATTGTTCGCCGCTTTTCCAGCGTGATATAACGCTTTCACTAATTCCAGTTTCTTTAGATAACTTATAGGCGGTAACGCCTTGTTTATCCATTAACTGGAAAATGTTTTTTACTGTTGTTTTTATGGTTTACACCCCGCTTTCTAAAATGGTATACTTGCGTTATAGCAAGCAATAATATCTCACTACCACACTTGCTATAACACGATTGTTTATAAGATTGCTTGCGTTTCCACAACTACCTTATGGCTTTATTATACGTGCGTTAACGCAAGTAGTCCAATAAACATTTCGTAAATTTTATAAATTTTTATTTATAGTTTGCGGAGGTTAAATATGTTTTACCAAAAATTCTGCGATGCAATGCGTAAAACTGGCGTTTCCATGTATCAAGTTTCAAAGGAAACTGGCATTGCTCAAAGTACTATTTCACGTTGGAAAAACCAAAATTCTATACCCAGTTTAAAAACAGTTAAGATTTTGGCCGACTATTTCAACGTGCCAACCTCTTATTTTACTGAGGGCGTAGAGGGAACGCCTAAAGTTAAAAAGCAAGATAATTGTATTGATTTAAAGAAAATTACGGATAATGCTTTGATTTGTTATTATGGTGATCGTGAATTGACGGCATCGCAAAAAGCTAAAATATCCAAAGTATTAAAAGCGGTATTAGACGATTAATAATATTCAAGGGGAATTGTTAGCATGTTCAATATGTGTTCTTTTGTCTTAGATTTGATTAATTCGCACGGCTCAAATGAACCGCGCTATATAGCAAGTAAATTAAACATTAAAGTTATATATAAACCATTGCCGGCTTGCGTTAGCGGCGTAATGATAAAACCGGAGATTAAAAAGGCTATTATTATTAATAGCCAGTTAAGTAGGCGCCAGCAGCGTATGGCGCTTGCGCATCAATTAGGGCATATATTTCTTCATAAGGATTATGATTTATTTAAGGAAATAGATGTGGATTTACGCGTAAAGCTAGAACATGATGCGGATACATTCGCGCATATATTGTTAAATAAAGGGGTATACCATGAGTAAAAAAGATGCAATCAACGTGGCGTTTTATCAAAGTATTCTGTACCTTATTATTGGTATGATATTAGGCCTTATGTCTTGGGAAGAACACCGATATATTTTGTTACTTTTAATAGTTGCCCTAACTGTTGGCGCTCATTACATAGCAAGTTATTCATTAAAGGAATTAGATGATGCAATGCAATATAACCATAAGAAAAAAGGATAAAGGGTATCAATGTATCGTTTCATACAAGGACGGCAACCGCTGGCGCCAGAAATCTAAACAGGGTTTTGAAACACAAAAGGCGGCAAAAATCCACGCCCAAACGATCATTGATAAACTAAAAAAGACTATCACCGCAACCGATGATAGTCTTAGAAACATAACTCTTATTGATTTTTTTAATATTTACATGAAAGAAAATAAGCCGCGTACATTTAATACATTACAGGCCTATACACGTACATTTGATATATTTAAGCCTATATTTAACGAAAAAATAGCGAATATAACGCCGTATCAAGTTAAAAGAGTATTGAATGATAGTTTATATTCAACTACCACAAAAAACCTTGCTTTGGGTACAATTCAACGTTTATTTAGCTATGCGGCGAACCAATATAAAATAATTCCTGTAAACGAATTAAAAACAATACCACGTTTTAAGGATAATGAACCTACAAAAATAAAGGTATTATCAGATACAGAAATAGAAACATTTTTAAAAGATTTAAAACCTAAAAACTATAAATACTATGTTATATTTTCTATTGCTGCCTATACCGGCATGAGATATGGCGAAATTATTGGCCTTACTTGGGATAACGTTGATTTAGATAGTAATACTATTAATGTAGTGCAGCAATTCGGCGCGATTGATTACAATAAATATGCGTTAAAGCCGCTTAAATCCAAAAATAGTTATAGGCAATTACCTATTCCGCCAATATTAACCAATATTTTGAAAGAATACAAGGAAACATGTTCGACCGACCGCCTTTTTAATAATAGAGTTAGCGCTAGCTGGGGCGCAACACGAATTATGAAAAGGTTCTTGCCATATAACTCAATTCATGATCTACGCCATACATACGCAACTAAATTATTATCAAATGGCGTAGATATAAAAACGGTATCCGCCCTATTAGGTGATAGTATACAAACAGTATTAAATACATATGTTCATTTTTCAGATGATATGCGACTAAAGGCAGCTGATAAGGTTGCCGACATTTTCGGCTAATTATTTTTGACGAATTTCTGCCGTTTTAATAACAAACCCTATTAAACATGGTATTTTATAGACTATATTTTATATCAATATATTATATCGGATTTAATATTTTTTATCCATGAAATAGCACATTGTAGTTTTTAACTGATTGGCCAATACGAATTTTAAAAAATTATATCCACAAAATTATATAGTTTTACATGGAATTTTTGCCGTATTTTTGCCGTCAAATAAAAAAGAGGGGTACCGCTCATGGTACCCCTTTCTTATTAATCTAATTCAACAAGGCGTTTTAATTCGCCGTTTACGAACCACATTTCACAACGTACGTTGTTATGGTCTGTTAGTGTTGCGGTATATAAACCGTCTTTCTTTGGTTCTACTTCTTCCGCGAACATATGAGTTTTGCCTTCAAATGTAAATGTTTTCATAATATTTCCTTTCCAACTGTCAACTAATAGTTTACTGTTGCAATCCGTGCAACTCGGAGATAATCGGATCACCTACCATTTCGCAAATGTATAAAGTGCGCTGGCCCCTTTGAAATGCTTCCCGTCAAAATGCGCTAGGCCTTGAAAGTCGCCAGCTTGATAACCTACCGTTTCATATACCTTGCCTGTATCCAGTACAGTAACGCCACCCATTACACGATGCACTTTATTAAGATTAATCTTATATACATCAATCTTTTGTTCATCTGTATTTTCTACTACGGCCGTTCTATCGCTTTTTGCCGTGGCTTCCTTTGGAATAGTAGGCGATTTTTCTTTAATAGCGTTTTTCGTAACTACTGCCGCATCATGTAGCGTTGGCGCCTGTGTATAATACGTTGCTACCGGCTGCGCGGTTTCCTTATACGCAATAACTTCCGTTGCTTCCTTTGGCGTGATTTTTAATGTATCCGCCATTTTGTGCGGGTTCTTCGCTATGGTCTGATTGATAATAACCGGTTCTTGTAGCTTTTTGGTATGCACCATATTATAGGCGAATAGGCCAGCAACTACCACCAGTAGCATAAGCAATGCTACTGTGATAACTGGTAAATACGCCCTTATGAATTGCTTGATAGTATCCATACAATACCCCCGTTAGATAGGCCAATTCAATACTAAATCCGCATCAAATTCCTTACCTTCAATATTTTCAGTAAATGTATATTGCCACAAATTAGCGCCGTAATAATCGCATTGACTATTTAATTGTGCGCACCAAATAGCGCAACCGCCCAACTGGCTAATATCTAGTACATTTACTAACCAGTCATAACTAGCATATAGGCCGGTATTTACATACCCAGCTTGCCATAACTTATTAATGAACACGCTGCATATATTGGTTAGTTGCTGGTCTGTTGGCATACCGCGTTCTGCTTTGTAGTCGTCCGCATCTTCCATATCGAACCATACGCCCATTGGTAATTTATCAGCAGTTAAGCCGGCATCATTAAGGGTATTCAAAACGAATTCCGCTTCTTCTGCTGCGTGTTCTTCATTCATAGCATAGGAATAATGGTATACGCCAACTTCTAAACCGGCATTGATAGCGCCGTTAATATTGTTATAGAATTCACTATCTAAATTACCACGGCCATAACCGATGCGAATGATCGCGAAATCAAACCCATTAGCCTTGACCGCGCCCCAATCAACTACACCGTTATTTTCGCTTACGTCAATACCTCTCATGGTACCCCCTTATAATTTTACCTTGTTTTCAATTTTAGTTCGGATTAAATCTAGGAATTTACCTAGCATAGCATTTCCGCCGTCGCGTAGGTTTTCCATGATAGATAAGAATTCACAGGAACCCAGATATAACCATACTAACGAAACCGCGAATTGTCTTTGGCCGCTCATTTCATCGAATAATACGGCCGCCATTGTAGCTGCAATATACGTTAATATTTTGAACACAAAACCTTTTCGCATGTATCGGCTAGAAATTAGGCCTTTTTCAAACGCCAACGGTATTGCGCGGTACTTTTCCCATACGGCTATTTGGTCTTTATCGTATCCGTATTCATCAATTAACATTTGATAGGCAATAGCGGCCCATTTAGTGAAAAGGTCTATGAATACCAATAAAATAAACACGCCCAAAATCTGGACGTGTTTAATTCCAATTACCCACATAGCAACGGCCGCCGCACCGCTTAATATTGCTTTCAATACAAAACTATCTGTTAAAGAGTTCCAACCCTCAACAAAAAACTTTAAAATAAACTCCATTATGCGCCCCTTATTTAACCTTACCTAAACCATAAACGCTGCGCGCTATATTGGCTTTTCTCATATTGATTTTGTCTAATTGTTCCCTCTTTTGTTCGCCGCTCATGCGTTCATTATTAATGATCGCTTTGGATGCTTTGTTTAAACCTTTTAGGCTATCACTTGCATTTTTGAGTTTTGCGAATTCTTTAGCATCGTATCCTTCCGGACGTTGCCCCGTTAGTTTGAATTCATTATGTAATTTTTCTTGTTCCTTATAATCATCATATACACGCTGCACGCTATTAGACGATTGATAAGGCGCCGCCGTGAACCCTCTTAACCCCGGCGCTTCGTACCATTTTTTAGATGCGTTATTTTCTTTTGCACCAGTAGCCGCATCAATGCCGCTTAAACCTAAACCAGCAAGGCCGCCGCCGTACCCTCTTATTGTATTATCTACAATATACGGCGAAACGTTGATTTTATCGCCTACGAATTTTGCAACTTCGCTTGTATTTGCTCCATATTGTAGGTGTGCCGGTAAATTTTCTTGAGATTGTGGAATAATATTGCGTTGTCTGAATAAAGAGTAATTCGTCATAGCTTCAACAACCGGTATCATAGCCGTAGGCATAAAACTAGGTGCAAGGCTATCAACTACCCTATCACCGAACCCCTTAAAACCTACGCCTTTACGGTTGTTTTTTGCATCGTCAAAATACTGTAGCATACGTTCAAACGATGTACCGAATAAAACGCCCGCTTCAAATGGCTTAGGAACACGATACATATTTTCCTTGCCCGGAATAATCCAGAATGTATCTTTTTCCCATTGTGGCAACTCTTGGTATCGTTCATCATCTTTATTCATATACCATAACAAAAAACTTGGTAATGTGATATATAGCATAGTTTTAACCGTCATACCGCGCGGGTCTTCCTTAAAAGCACGCGCCATTTTGTCGGCGCCTTGAATTGTAGCATTAAAAAATGCGACTACCCTATTTGCGGTTTTCGTATGTGAACCCCTACGGCTGAAATCTAGCGTTATATCACGGCTTTCAAGTGCTGCTTCTCTTGCAGTTAAAGGCTTTCTATCTTTCCCGAATAGGCGATTACCTACACCAGTATAACCTTTTCTTGCATTGTCATATTCCGCCAATCGTGTTGCCATTTCTGTTGCTTCACTCATAGCGCGCAATACTTCAATAGGGTTTTTAATTAGCTTAGTAACCTTACTTTTACGGCTCATAATATCGCGTAATTGGCCGCCTAAATAGTCGCGATCTAACGAAACCATTGCCGCGTGTGCTGCTCCGGACTTCATATATTCCCAGTATAATTCACCTTTTTTAAGGAATAGCGATAACCCTTTAAAAGTATCAAGAACAGGAATAAAACCATGTTTTGAATAAATAGATGCGCCTATCATATCGCGTACAGGGTTCCGCAAGATAAATTCTGGTGATAATGTAGCACCAGCGCGTAACCAGTTGGCCGGATATGATAAGATTTTTGCAACCATGTTTGATTGGTCTTTATCTAACATGCGCATCGTTTGGATAAGTTCCGGCGTTGTTTCGTATGTTACTTTTTCGCCGTTTTCCCAAACATTAAATGTATTATCGGTTTTCGCTTTGTTACCGTTTACACGTTCCACTATTTGCCCTACGCCGTTTTTATCGGCAAGTTTTGCAAATGTACGCCCAACGTGATTGCGTTCTACTGCGTTATAGAATTGGAACGTATTCTTTACGATGCTTTCCAACGGATCAATAATATCGCGCGTACTACCTTTGAAACGTTTTACCGGACTAGATACATCAATAAAACCCTTTCCGCCAGATAAGAACGATTGCATGCCAGCATCTGACATATCGCGGAAAAATGGAATGTAATGCGGGTACATTTTACGCATTGTATGATACGCCTTAGCCGTTAGCATGCCTTCTTTAACTAACATCTGTAACATATAATCTTGATATTTATATATTGCAACTGCTGCCTTTTGAAAGCGTTCGTTTCCGGCGTGCTTACCTAATACGGCAGCATCTTCGGTATAATCAAACGTTGCTTTTTGTTTGTTTTTGTGTAGGTCTAAATCGTGCAAGGCTACAAGATATGCGGAGAATTCCTTATGTTCCTTTTCGCCTATGCCTTTCAAAATGTCTTTTAACGATTTGATGCCATGTTCCAGTGCACCGTATTCAATAAGCGTTTCAGCTTTACCAACCCAGCCACGTGCTAACCACGCTTGCATATATGGATTATCATCAAAGGCAATCTTTTCGCCTGTTTGGCGTTCGACTTCCTCAACTAAATCCTTCAACGGGTTCAATTCATCAACGGCTTTAGTGTATACATCATTTAACGCTTTTTTGATTACGTCTTTAGCTTCGCCGCGCTTAACCGCATCAATAGCTTGGCTTACTTTACCTTTACTTTCAAACGAAATACTACCTTTGATACGTTCCGCCCCGCCTTGACGGTGCCATTCATGAACCAGCTGCGATAATTTATTGGTTATGCCGTTTAATTCTGGTTCATTCTTAATCGCTTCCGTGAAGTGGTTATAAAATTCCGGAAATTCCCGTTTCGCTTTCGCACGATCACTCACATAATCTTTGAAAAATTCTGCGTAACCTTCGCCACGTATTCCGTCCATACCTAAATTATTGTATGCTTTTCCGAAACGGTCTTGAATAACGCCGTTAAATTCAGTATTGAACCGTGCATCTTTACTGAAACCGAAATAATTATCTACATAATGCCCCAATTCATGCATGATAACTGGAATTTCACCATAATTACCGCTACGAATTACATCGGTTTTAGTGTTATACCAGCCACGTACATTATCACGACCCAAACGGCCACTTTTAACACGTTGATTAAATAGGTTATTAACCGCATCTAATATTTCCCTACGCGTTACACTTCGCCCTAATCGCCCTACTTCATCAATGCCAGTATGTGGCGCTTCGTTACCTTTCGCGCTATATTGTAGCGGTTCCGTAGCTCTAACGCCTTTACTTTCTAAATAACGATTTGCCATTGCTTCGTTGCCGTCAAAGGCTTTTATAACTGCATCGCGTACTTGTTCATGCGTTGCATTGTCTAATAGCTGGCTAGGTTGCTGCGCGTATTTGCTCACGCCACCTTCTGCCGGTTCTGCTTGCATTAATTTCAATTCTTGCGTATCGGTGATTAATTCAGCAGCACGATCACGGCGAACCATTTCTATGTATTCGTTGTTCAATCGTTCAACTGGTACATCTAGGCTTTCAGATAATCGAACCTTCACCGCATCAAGTTCCGTTTTTGGAATATCTGGCTTTGTGGCTTTGTTTAAATCTTTCAATAATTCCGTGTTAGAATTTACTTTATTTTCTAATTCGGTATATCGTGGTTCAGATGCATCATTTTTTAATTCGTTTATGATAGTTTCTTTTGCTTTTTGCGGTAAATCGTCAAGTGCATTTCGTAAACTTTCGTTTGGTGCATCTTCTTCATATCTAAATTGAGTACTTGCATCGTTTTCAAGTGCTTTTTCTTCAATTCTAGGTTTTTCACCCTCTACAAAGTCAGTATTTATACGGTCTTTCGGTTGAAATTCATTTATTTCGCCTGTACGGGACGTTTCGCCTTCGCCTTGATAGTTTATACCTAAATCTTCGTTTTTAACCTGTTTTTTATCGGTATTTTCTACAAAACTGTTTAAATCGGTATGTGGTTCTTCACCATTTACAGATTTTTCGTTTTCTATAAACTCATCTTTGAATGGTTGCTCATAGTTTCGATAATTAGGGTCTAGCGTACTATCTTTAAACGATGTATTATCACGTGGCCTATTTTCATATTTACCATAGTTGCCGTCGAATGTTTCTTTAGCAATTTGCGCCCGTACATCATCATGTGCAACTGCCGGGTCTGGTCTTTCATAATTTTTTCGTATGATAACGGCCATTTCTTCCGGTGTTGCATCTGGTCTTGCGCGCATCGCTTCAAGTGCAGCGCTTTCGGTATTGTGTAATTCCCATACGCTGAAATCAACTTGCGTTCTCCAATCCCACGGATCTAACCCGCGACTTTCCGCAAATTTCAATAAACCTTTTTCGCCGTTCAATCTATCACCAGTAAATTGAACCAAACCACGGGAACCGTAGCCGTCGCCACTTGTAACAGTTGTGCTAAAACTACTTTCGGCGCCGATATTACCAGTCATGGCAGCCGCTTCAACGTCGCTTAAACCATTCTGACGATATCGGTTATATATATCCGCTTGGATATTACCAGTTTCACCTTCCATAGGTTGACCGCTTAAACCACCTTCGGAGTATTCGCGCGGTTCTACTGCGTTACTTGGTTCATCTGGTACTTGTACGTCGTCAAACGCATTATACATAACGCCTTCTTCAAGTTTTGGCGCATCTTTTGTGAAACGTTCGCCAATATCTTCAAAGGCATTAGATGCTTTTTCTTTGATGTGTTCCGCTGCACGTCCTACACGTTCACCGATTGCACCACTTACCTTCTTAGGTGTTGCCCCGTGTATCATGGCAGCCGGTAAAAATACGTCGCCCCATAAGTTAGTAGGGTTCATGGCTATATTTTTAGCAAATTCCCCCGGTTCATCAATCAAGCGTTCTACTGGCTCGGCAACTGGGTCTACTAAAAGATTTTTCGCCGTAGCAACATATTTATTCCCTAAAAATCCGTCTGGTGCCGTTCCGTCGTTTTCTGCGGTTGCATTGGCGTTATACATATCAACCGTATCACTTGCAATCGTAGGAGCGGCAAGTACGCCGGCAGCTATTCGCACCGGTGGTGGAACATACGGAGTAATTGCCAGATATCCGGCCGGCTTACCAACGGCGGCGTTATAGGTTTCTACGTGCGCTTTACCTAATCCCGGCGTAGCGTATTCGTCGATAAACTCCCCGTTATCATCAAATTTAGAAAAGTTATCGCCATTAGCTTCAAGGGCATTAGCAGCACTTTTAGAATACTCATTACCTAGATTGTTTGATTTCTTTACTACATCATCTTTCCACGCCGTTAAGGTATTGCCTACATTGTCGTTAATTTCTTTGCCGGTTTTATCAATCCATTCAATATTGTTTTTAACGCCATTAGCAACATATTCGGCATTATTTTTAACGCTATCCCAAAATGTAGGCTTGGGCGCGTTGCCTACATCATAACCGTATTCGGTTGTTATATCTTCAAAGGCGTTACCGTTTCCAGCTGCCTTTCCGTATTGGCTTGTAATATCATCAAACGCACCCATAGTCTACCCCTTTATTTTTAATAAGACTTTAACCACGATTTATATTGACCGTATCCGGCCGCATCAAGTTCCGCTGCTATCTGATCATCGCTCCAGCCTTGCGCTGAAAGTTCATTCATTCGCTTGGAAATTGCTGCTTGTTCCTCACTTGAATAAGTCGGTTGCCGTTTAACTGTTGGCGTTCCAGCAGCACCACCGCCAGCAGTAGGCGCACCACTTAACGCGCTTTGTAACTGCCCGTAATAAGGACTTTCGTTTTCTGCTTTATCTGGGTTAGCTTTAACCCATGCGGTATGTTGAGCGGATAACGTACGCAATACTTGCGCATTATATCCACTAGTGCCGGACTGTGTAGCCGTTGCCGGTTTAACGTGAGTACCTACATATTTCATGCTGCCGTCTGTGCCAACAATATATGTTTTACCGTCCGGCATAACTTTAATGTTTTTAGCCCCGAAATTACCGATATTTTTCATTTGGCCGTCTGGTGTCATAACAATAACTTGACCGTTCGCAAATTGTTTTGTTTCAACCTTGCCATAACCGCCCATATCTTGAATAGTACCGTCGCCCATGTTGTAACGTACAATATGGCCGTTTTGCGCACTACTAAATTTATAATCTGGTTTATCAAGTGCCGCAATAGAATTCAAGTTATTCATATCAATAGTACCAGCGCCAACTTTACCTGCTAGATAATTATATCTTGCAACGGCTGGCGCCAACCCTTTAACCCGTTTTGTGTTGTAGGTATCTACAACCGGGTTGCCGTCTTTATCCTGTGTAAATACAAGATTGTTCATGATTTGCTGGCGCATTGGTTCAAGTACTTTTTCTTGATATTCGTTAACTTGCTGCATATACATATTATTAACGTCAGTTTGATATTGTTCGCTGGCTAAACCTTGCGCGGTCTTAAAATCAAAACCGGCTTTAACTAGGGCTAACGTATTAGCCCCTAGTTGTTTTCTTGCTTCGCTTGTTACGCTTGCTTTATCTGGTATAGAGTATTGGCCCGGCGCTTTATCCGCATCGGCGTTACCATTTACGGCCGAATTGGGCGCCCCATGAAAAGGTACGTTTTGTCTTTGTTGCATCATTTCTTGATATGATTGCGGTACCCCTGTATTAATACCAGTATTATTTAGATTTTGAAAATTCCATAACCCCGTGTTTTGTTGCGGTTGTGCTGGCGTTGCTGGCATTTGTGGTGCTTGTGCTGCCTGTGCTTGCAACTGCTTTTGTAATGTAGGGCTTGGCTCATTCATATAAGCGTTAAAGCGTTGATCAGTAACAGGGTTAGCCGGTGCATCTGTGTTAGCTTGCATCGGTTGTGCTGGTGCTGCTGGATTTTGACCGCCCCATAATCCGATATTATTCTTTTGCATCAAGTTATTGGCAAATGTGTTATTGGAATTAGATAATAACTGGTTGATTTGACCGGCGCTATTAGGTTGTTGCATACCCATTCCCGCCATGCGGTTATTATTATCCACAATTTGCGGCGTGTTCGGGTCTTGTTCCCCGCCAGCACCACCGCCACCGCCTAGCATTGCTTGATAGCCTTTAGCCATTTTATTATTCTGTAACGCCCCTAAACGGTGAGAGAAATATTGACCAGCTAATTCGCCTAACGCCGCCCATGGTTCAAAATCTTTTACGTAGATAACGCCCATTGTGTTATTCCTCTACTTTCTTATTATCTTCGGTTGCTGCTTCTTCGGTTGCTTCCTCTACTGGTTCATCTTTCTTGCTGGATTTTTTAGTTGTTTTTTTAGCTGGCTTTTCTTCCGATGCTTCTTCTGGCGCTTCTGCTGCTGCATCTGCAATAGCCTTCAATTCATCTTCATTGATGCCTTCGGCCATAATGCCGTTAGCATAGAATAAATTATCGCCAGTACATTGCAATTCGTATACGTGTTCAGTATTGCCAGTTGCTTCGCTGAGTGTAACAGGCTCATAAGCATTAACCGTCATAATAACTTCGCCAACTACCAATTCACTAACTAATTTTAAGCCTTCCGGAGTTAATACCTTTTCTGTGCCTGTGGTTGTTACGCCAAAGGATACAGTTTCAAGGCGATGTGTTTCTTTTTCGCCCATATCATGCAATGCAATTACATCATTAACCGCGCCTAGCGTAATAACAGTATCACCATTTACAAATGTTTCAATAACCTTGCCACCTTCTGGTGTTGCAATTTCAGTACCCGCTACAAAACAAAAACCTTTCATAAGTCCTCCAAAGAAACCGCCAGAACCTTGCTTAACCATTGTTTGTGCTGGTTGTGCTAGTCCATAGCGTAATGACATAAATCTGTTAAGTAACTCTTCTTGATCCGCGTTATTCAACTGACTCATAGAGTAGTAATCTTTGGCCGGTTGAATTGCCGCGCTTTGTGTTGTTGCGCCTGTATTAATAGGGTTTTGCGCTAACCCTTCGCGCTGACCTACTAGGCCGGCAGCAGTACCCGCATTATTCATTTGATTTGCATAACCTTGGTTCATTAGATTTGCTTGATTAATGATGCCGTTTTGTAGGTTATTGTAGGTATTACCCCATAGGCCCATTTTTGCACCGATACCGCTTAAATTATTATTAAGTGCTTGCGTATTGAGTGCAGCCGCTTGGCCTAAATCATTTGAATATTGCGCCGCAAGTGTATTAGATGCGTTCTTGCTAATATCATTTAATGCATTATCTGTAATAGATGAATTCACAATGCCGCGACTTGCTAGGCTAGAAACTGCATTGCCTACAGTTGCCTGTAAATCATTGTTTAACGCTTGCCGTCTAGCATCTGCATAGCCTGTAGGTAGTTGGCCGTTTATGATGCTATCCATTGCGTTTTGATTTTGTAGTAATGCGCCGTTGTATTCGTTGGCTAACTGGCTTGCGCCGTTGTTCATTGTATCAACGCTTGCCGCTAACTGATTTGCATAACGTGTGTTATCAGTCAAATTCTTGGCTCCAGCCGTTGAAATTTGATTTTGTAACGCGCCTATTGCGTTCTGGTTAGCTTTGTTACTGCCTAGATAAGCATTATACATATTGCCATATTGCGGAGTAATAACATTGTTTAAAGCTGCATCGCCCATACCTTGCAAGGTGTTGGCGCTTCGATTGGTATTATTAATCCAATTCATTTGGCCTTGTAATAGTTGCTTTTCGTCGGCCGTTGCCGTAGGTAGTTTGGCATCAATGCTGCTTACCTTCGACTTTTTACCGCCGCCGCCAAATAATTGCAAGTCAAATTTAAACATGCTTTTCCTTTCTACAAAGTAGCTTCAAGGTGTTTTCGCACCGTTTTCAGTACTTTGTAATTAAACCCATTATAGGTATAGTCCATAGTTGGAACGCGTTCCATGTTCCACTTTTTAATGAAACCGCGCACGCTTCGATGTGTTGCCGTTACAATTACATCAAGATCATTCATTTTCATAACTTCCACGATGTACTTGCCTATTACTTTCATATCGCCGTATGTTTGCCAAATAGTAAAATATCTTTCGCCGTCATGTTCGTTGATAGTCCAGAATAAGAACCCAGCATTAGGGAACCATTTGAAATAGTAATTGTATTTGTCTTTGTAGTTATTATTTTCATCGAAATAAAACCCTTCAAGACTAACACGTTCACCCGTGCGCCGTTCATAGTCTTTAATCATGCTTTCAAGGCTTTCAAGTTGCATCATTAATCCCCTATTCGTTCTATGCTAAATCTATTGCGATTGCTTCCGGCTTGTAATTGCCTGTCATAATATCCGCTAATAGTCAGTTTTAAACGCTGATTTCCATACCCTTGACCGATAATATTCATTACTATTTCAAGGTTTTTATTATCATTAATGCGTATTTCTCGACTATCGCGCGTGCTTCCGTCTATTGTGATACGATAATTTCCACTTGGGAAAAATACTGTGTTACGCCATTCTGAACGATCACTAGCCGGCCTATCTACATAAATATTATTAAATGCAGCCGGATTATACTGTACAGAATACGTGCGCCCGTTTTTAATAACTTTTAACGGCGTGTTATCGTCTCCAATACGTGCGTATAATTCGCTTCCATTAAATGGAACCTTAATATTTTGGCCGTTTGTTAATGCTGCATCTGTAGTTAATCCGAACCGGTATGTATGGCCATTATATTCTAGTACTAAATTAGGCATATTATTCCACCTTCAACCTTGCACCATTAGGGAATAACAATGTATTGTTATTTTCAAACGTTGCTATACGTTGCCATTCATTCATGCCTTTAGTATTTGTATCAAAACGAATAAATGCAGCGTTACTGTTGGCAAAATAAAGCTGAGTACCTAATATACGGTCTTGGCTTGTATTCCACGGAAACATGGCCCCAATACCCCAATATGCAGTACCCCATATACGGTAGTTATTTAATTCACCGAATGTGAAACCGCTATAACCAGCCTTATTGTTGGCAAGATAATCTAAATCGATTGAGTTATTAGAAAGGCCCGGAACATTTAACGTACCCGTCATAGTGTCGCCAGTTTTACGCACGCAATTCGTAGCATTTGTAGCGTTTGTAGCACTATCTGCCGTTGTTGCGCGTGTTGCTACGTCTGCGCGTGCTGCATGCGTTGCTTCCGCGACTGTATCAGTCTTTTTGTAATACGTACTTCCTAAACCGTTAATGGTATCCATTACCGTTTTTAATGTTCGGCTTGGGTTATTTGTGAAATTAGCATCGCCAGCAATCTTTTTAATAGCTTCCGCCATTTGATTAAGAATATCTGTTAATGCATACGCTTTACCGTCAACCGTACGTGTGCCAATTACGGCATCTGTTGCAGTGTTTACATTTGGATCATAATACTTGATTGACTTTACACGCGTTGCATCTGTAACGGCAATCGCTACCACTACGCGCAATATTTCTTTCCAATACGTGCCAGTATACACATACATTTTTTCATTTGTAGTGTTGTAGTACATTTTATCCGTTGCCGCTGCTGGTGCATTTGGCTGGCGCATCGGTTCAAGCGTTGTACTGCCATAGGTTAGGCCGCCAGATGCTGAACGTTCAATGTATAAGTACGATGTATTATTGGCCGGTAGACTCCATGCGCTTTGTTTACGGTTAATCGTTTGGATATAATTCACCGCGCCGTAATCGTTGAAACCGTCGGCGAATGATAACAATACAGGCGTTTGGCTGCCGTCAATCATTACGCTTAGGTTATCACCGGTTAAGAATGAAAATTCACCATTGCTTACTTTACCGCTCAATACCCTGTTACGTAGGCCACCAGTACCACCGCCGGTACCACCACCGCCGTCGGCTTTTAGTTCAATTTGCTGCGCAACGTTCAATAATTCATCGCGGTTTTTCTTAATGCTATCTTGTACAGTATCGCCCTGTGGCGTGATATCCAAAGGGTATTTTTCTTTATATGCCATGTTTAAACCTCTTCATACGTATAATCTAACTGGCGTAACGAAATAGCGCCCTTTTGAACATTGATTTTAAATTGTACATTACGATTTGCACCGCCGCCAATTTTATACGCCTTAGTGTATTCATTTACATTCATTAATGTTTTGGCTTCGTATAGCTTTTCATTCGCATAGTAGGTTTTTGTTGCCTTACTTGAAAAGTTAATTGGCTTAGGCTTCTTATTTGATATGCCAATAGTTCCATGACCGGGAATAAGATTATGCGTTACAAAATTATAGTTCATGATCAACACAAATTGACGTGTTGCCAATCTGTTGCCGCTGATTATTGACGTTTGGATTTGTTTCGCATCGTCTGTATCTATTGTTTCATCAAGAATACCAATCTTATTGCCGTAGGCTATGTATACTTCTTTATCTACATTCACCGCCGCATTAATGCTATGCGCGAATTTTCTTGATGTGAAAACGCCCCTTCCGTCCTCATATCGTGGCAAATAGTGATATATGAATACCGTTTCGCCATTATATGGTTTAATCCAGATTTGCTTACGGCTGGATATGTGCCATACTTCGCAATCTTTCGTTATGTACTTCAATAGATAAGAGTTGATATTCAAGCCAGTTTCAAACGGTTGTATTTCTGCATAGGTATTTGTAGGCATGAAAGACATAAACCCTTGATTGCCTAAATAATAGCTGCGATCATCAACGCTCACCGTCGCACCGCTACAATAACCGGTAGAGGATAACGGATACACAGTTAAATTCTGTGCATCTGGCGTGCCAATGACTTGATACACGCGCCCGTATTCTTTGTATACGATTATGGCCCTAGATAAGAAATCAATCGCAATGATGCTGCCTTGGTCTTTATAGCCAACGTCTACATATTGCGCGCTAGATGCATCGTTACTGTTATGAGTCCATGCGTTGTAGTCGCCAACTGCCGACCAATTCAACCTATGCGAATGAGTCGATGCAATCAGTACACGCCCGGAATGGCTTGATACTATATCACATGCCGGACTTTCAATAGTGGATAATTTACCACTACCGGAAATGGCTTGCAGTTTATCACCGCTTGCAATAAGAATATCACCGCCAAACGCATGATATTTCGGCCTTTCGGTACCGTTTAACGTGCCTAATAGTGTATTACCGCTGAAATCAGTTTCATATAAATTACGGCCACTAGAAAAGTACCACTTATTACGGTACACATCATGATATAGCGTTTCTACTGGTAGTCCAAAATCATACAATATACGAATACCCGGAACGGTACGGAGTGCATTATCTGTTCTATCGAATTCGCATTGTTGCGCCTGTGTTAGCGCTTGCACGTCGATATTTTCCGGCGGGTTGCTCCAATCAAGGCCCAGCCGGAACCCGTTTGTAGTTGCCACCTGTTTAACGCCCATTATGCTATACCCCTTGCCGCCTTAATCTGTTCCGTAATGTAGTCAATGAATTGTTTATCATATGCAGCATAATCCGTCATAAGCGATTTCTTTTTAACCATGAAAGATATAAGCTGCACTAGATACTGATGAAAGAATTCAGAAAACGGAATAGTATCGTCCATTTCGTCAACGTGGTTTTTACGCACGCTATAAAACACTTGATTGACCGTTTCCCCGTCATAAGTTTCAAATGTTCCGTTTATGATGCGGATAGGATAACCGCTTTTAGGAACAAACCCCATGAAATCGGACGGAACCGCTTTCAAATTCGGTATATCTGTATTCTTAACTACTTCGCGGTCTTTAATGCTAACTAGAATAGTAGTTAGCCAGTCAATAGCTGCGTTAATGTATTGGATATACTCCAACTGTTCATCTAATATTTCGTTAGACTCTACATTAACCAGCGTAATCAATTCGCTTACTACCATAATTCCAGTACCCTTCCGCTATTACGCTTTCATTATTGCCTAAACCGTCATTAATAGATTGCAACGCATTGACCATATTCGCCGTTACGCCTGAAATATCAAGGTTCATAACCCTATATACGATGTAATCAACAAGTAATGTTTCTAATTCTGCCGGTAGTCCGCTTTCATCTTCCAACTTCTTATATCCGGCAGTCATTATATAATCAACGGTTATTTTCTGCTCATGATCAGCATCAAATACTATCGTTTGTAAATTCAATACATGATAGGCCTGTACGTCCGCATCATCGGCTTTGACATTTAACACGCTTATACATTGACCGGGCAGCGTAATCCGTCCGGTGCCGTTATCTTCGTGAGTTGCCTGTGCCAAACTAGGGCAGTACTGACCGATAAGGGCATTTAATAAGTGATTACCTTCGTTGTAATACTCTAACAAATGGTACGGAGTATATTGTTCTTGCGGTGTATCGCCTATCTGCATGAACGCCCTATTTACTATTTGTTTTACGTTCATATTCACCCCATATAAGAATAAAGGCGGGTATTACCCCGCCCATAATTCAAAATTAGCGTTCTACTACGCCGCCAGTCATTACATTAATGATGCCGTAATCCAAGCCGTTGAATTTTGTTTTTTCAACCGCACCATAGAACGCAATACCATTACCGGCGATGTTGCCGTAATCGTCTGTTTGTTCAATGTGTTTAGCTGGTCTTGCTACTGCGAAACATGCTGCTTGCTTGCCCAACAACAAGTTTTGACATACGTTAGCACTAGCAGCACCGATGTTACTAGATAATACGCGTTCGTATTCATAAAGAATAACGCCGTCGTATTCGCCCAACGCACCAGTAAAGATAGGGTTTTTAGAGCCGCGAATATTTGCGTTTTGTTGCGCTGCCAACCATTTTGAATCATCTTTTAAATCACGTGCTGCCCATGGATGAACAAGCATAATATATTTATCCATGCCGTCAACTTTAATCGGTTGCACTTTTGGCGCATGCATCATCGCCTTGCGTTTAGCACGGGAAATAATAGTTGTTGTTAATTTATCATTTGCCGTAATACTGGATTGCGTACCAGCTGCACTTGCATATAAAACTTCACCATTAGAAGGATTATAGGAAAGTTTAGAAATTAGTTTATTATCTAACCAATCAGATAACCATTGTTTCAAAACAACTTTAATTTCTTTCAACATATCGTATTGGCTTTTTTGGTCGTCCGCTTCAAAACGGGATACAGCATTACGTACTAATTGAGTTTGTACTGTGAAATCGTAAATGTTCAAAGTATCTTCGGAACCAGATAATTTTTGTCTATTACCTTCAACGCCGGAGCCTGTTAAGTTCATCATCAAGCCGAATACTACGCTATCACCTTTTACGTTTTCTAAGTCTTTGTTTTGGTGTACTACATTGGAACCGTCCATTGCGGTGAATTTATCAAAATAAGAATCTTTAACGCCTTCATGCCATACTTTTTTAGCCCATACTTTAGGTACTAAATTCGCTGGGATATTAACTTGGTTTCTTTGGTCTGCCATATTTTACCTCTTATAATTCGTCAAAATATTTGCGTACATCGTCCGGCAATGCATCAAGGTTGCCCGTTTGATACGCTTTCAAAATATCTTCTTCTGTTACCTTGTTAGGTGTAGGAACGCCACCGTTTAACGCGCCAGCCTTTGGCAACGTTGCGGCCACCTGTAACGGGTTATTCGTAACGTCGGTATTCGTTGCCCGTTCATTTTGCAGTTCATTAACAAATTTTCTGATTGTTTCAAAATCGGCATCTGTACCTTCTCCAATATCTACGCGGTAGAACGCATCATTTATTGGTTGTGCATCGCGCATTGTCATGCCGTTTAGCTTTTCTAATCCGCGTTGATATAGTTCCCCGAAATTTGGTAATGATTTAATTTCATTTACGAAATTTAGATTTGTTTGTCTTTGTTGGTGTACTGCTAACTGTTGATTTGTGATCGTGTATTCTGCGTTAGCTTCAAAACGAATGAAATCGTTATATTTGTTTACATCTTCAAACATAAGACTTTCTAAATCTTCCGCCGTTAAATTAAAGCGTTTCAATGCTTCACGGCGTACAAAGTCCCGAATATCAGATACTTCATTATCTGGCAATGTAATCGGTCTTTGTTGCGCTTCAAATTGTCTTGCGCGTTCTTCGGCCGCTTTACGTCTTGCGCGTTCCTGTGCAAGTGCCGCTTTTAGATTGTTATCGTTTGTATGGTTTTCTTCGTGTTCCGGTTCTTCGTTAGTGTTCGGCGCCGCTGCATCTACTTCCGCATCATTCGCATCACTTTCCGCCGCATCATCTGTAGAGGGTTCATCTGTTGCCGCTTCTGGCGTATCCGTTTCTTCGGTATGTTCATCAACGTTCACGCCCGCGTTTTCTAAATCTTCCGGAGTGAAACCAGCATCTTCGATATTAACTAAATCTTTTTCCATATCTAATACTCCTTAGCCTTTTAACGTCATTGCCGGACGAATAAAGAAATATGGCAGTTTAACGCCGTTGCCGGGCGATAATGTATAAGCAAGCCTTTTAACGCCGTTACTTAGGGCGAAATAATATAAAAAACGCCCCATTACGGAGCGTTTATTATTGTGTTGATAGTTTATATTACATAGTGCCTAAATCGTTCATAGGCGGCATAATTTGCGGTGCATTTGGAATGTTTGGCTGTTTACCTTTCAAGGCTAACCGTTCCGCCATAATTTGTTGTGGTGAAATCTGTACGCCCAGCGTTTGTAAATACATACTCAATGCTTCCGCTGGCATATCATCAAGCGAACCACTTACGCGCAATTCTGGTAACGCTGGTTTTTCTGCCGCTTCTTGCATGCGTTTCTTAACCGTTTCTTTTTCCGGGAAATCCATGAAATCAAGGATAATATCCATAGGAATATCAACGCCGGACTTCTTAGCTTCCAATAATTGATATAGGTTAGCACGTCTTGCCGTTGCGCTTGCTTGGCTGGTGCTGATTACAATATCAAAATCAAAGGCGGATAGATCATACAAAACTTGTTTAATTGGATTACCTTCCGCATCGCGTTGTGGTTGACCTAGTGCATCAGTTAAAACTTGTTCTTGCATAGGTTGATTTAAACCCGGTGCAATCTGTACAAATTCCTTTTGACCGTCATCGCCCATAATGCGCATTGCTTTGGCTTCGTTATAAAACTGCGGAATTAAACCCGGTGCGTTTTTCTCGCCCCATAATAATTTAACAATTTGGCGTTCTGCTTCTTTAGATTGCTCAAAGATACCAGCCGTTTGAACCGTTGTAACAGATTGCCGCAAGTCGATTGCCTTGCCGCTCATACTGCCAACGCTACCGCTTAGGCTTTCCGGAGTGATACCGCTGATAGAATAGAAATCATTGCTTGATTGTTGTTCAAGGGCCATATTAATATTGCTATCCATTGCCGGCGTGCCGTCTACGAATGATACGCCCGGCGGTAACCAAATATTCGCTCCCGGTTTAGTGCTATTATTTTTAATATCACGCTTAGTTTGTTCTGTTAGTTGACCTTGCCAGAATTTAACGCCTAAAGACTGTTGATTTACAACATGCATGCGTTGGCTTCGGTTTTTGTTCAATTCCCTTTGTGCATCTTTAATATCACGCACTACGCCAGCTGGTTCTAGTTCATCATCTACCAATTCGCCGGTATAGTAACAATATTCACGCACTAACGGGAATTTACCATGCTTATAAGGACTTTCGCCCTCTTCCAATAGAACACTATCGGCGAATGTTGCGTATCTGATTTTGGTATCTGGAATACTTGTAGGCTTTTTACCCGTAGCCATTAATACAACAAATAACGGGTTAGCTTCATCAATTAACCCCTCTTTTGTCATGTATACGTTCTTTTTGCCGTATTCTTTATACCAGTACTGCACTACACGAATTTTATTGTAGTTAGTGTTAAACCATAACGCTTCGCCGTCTACCGTTTCAATCACGCCGGCTTCCTGTTCGGTTTCGTCATATCTGCTTTTTAATGCGTTGATTTCGTCAACCTTTTCCGGATAGATTTGCTTTAACTTAGCAGCACTTTCCCAGCTATAACGGCCAACATATTGCGCGTCGGATAAATCATCTTTCTTACATTCCGGATCTATGAAAGCATCAAACGGAGAAACACGTTCAATTTGAATAGTGCCGTCTAACTTCGTATAGTCGAATTCATACGATACCCAGTAATTGGCTAAACCGCAAATAATCTTATCGCGGAAACATTTGCCCTTATTGCGTTGATAGTTCGCACGGTCTAAACAGTATTTTGTAATACCTTTAGCAACGCGGCTTATTCTATCATCTTCTTCGGAACGTGGTAAAAAGTCCGGTTCTGTTTCATTCTGCGATGCATAACCGCATAACAGATTAATAACCGGTCTAATTCTATTAATCGTAATTGCTGGCCGTCCAGCTTCGCGCATGTTCTTTAAATCGCCGTCTTGCCATTGTTTACCTTGCATAAATGCAAAATCTTCGGCAGCAGCCTTGCGCCATTCTGACGTGGCGGCCAATGCATTTTTTACATTCTGTTTTGCTTCGTATATATCAAAGGTTGTTTGTTCTATATCCATTATTCCACCATTTCAGAACCGTAAATCATATCGTACATTTGCTCTAATTGCCATTGCGGCATCGCTTTGGCGAATTCTGCCAGTTGTGCATCTGTATATTTAGCCGGAATAATAACGCCCTTTTCTTCACGTTCGCCGTATTCCGATTTAAGAACCTTAAAGGCGTAATCACGCAACGCCCTTTCACTCATACGCCCCATGCGCTTATATCTCCTTCGCTATCGTCAACATATCTATAACCGTCATTAAATGGTTTTTCTGGTTTAACTGATTTAACCGGTCTAGCCATACACATATAACGCACCGCATCATACGCATGATCTTCTTGTTTTGTATCTACATCTTCGACTTTGATTTTATCGTAGGTTAAAGCTGGTAATGTGCGTATTAAGTGTACGCAATTACTGAATATCTTCAACTTACCTTCCTTTAATCGTTGATGTACTTGCATCAATCCGGCCAATCTATCATTATCAGCACGCACCCAGTAAACGCCCTCAGTTGCGAATATTTCCGCAATCGTTGGGCCGTCATGGCCTGTTCGCTGCCATATTGCCGGGTCTGCCACGCCTTGATAGTCTTTTAAGTGTTCTATCTTTTGTGCTACTTCCCTTGCCGTTTCCTGTGTACCAGTATCCGGCATGCCCGGCTTGCAACCGTAAAACTCACCAGTAATATATAATACGTCGTCATAATCAACGGCAGCGGAATATACTGCATATGGTTTCGTATACCCCCAGTCCATTGACCGGTACCGTTGCCAATGATGCGGTATTTCAAACGGTTCTATTACATGCTTATCGGTGCGGAATTCTGTAAATACTTGACCTTCAAATATGTTCCAGTCGCCGTCTAAATACGCTTTACGTAGTTTTTCCGGCAACGTGTTAAGTGCATCTATATAACTTTGTGATAGATGCGGGTTATCGCTTGCCCTTGCTTGGATATATGCAATCTTATCGGCGAACGGTTGCATTTCCTTTGTAAAGTTTCTATCAATAAATAAATCTTTTACCCACATATGGCCTTTACCACCCGGGTTAGTTGCTGCGATTAATTTCGTATCCGTGATACCAGTCCAGCGGAGCCGCATACGCAAGAAGTCGAATACGTCGCGACTATTTAAGGTTAATTCATCAATAGCAATAGCAGCGAATTCGCTTGAAAGATATTTGCTAGGTTTATCAAGGTTACGAAAACATATCACGCCGCCGCCTAATTCATCGTTCAATGTGAATTCATGATTACTTTCCTTATAGCTTCCTAACCATTCTGGAAACTCCATTTTGATTTTGGATATTTGACGATCATCAAGGCTTGGATAATCCTCACAAAACAACCCAACGCGTATGCCTTTAATTCCTGTTTTGATGAACCAATCAATTAAAAGCCAAACTAAACCCCAACGGAGAATATACGATTTACCACCACCAGCAGCACCGCCATATAGTGTATATATGTTTTGCTTAACTGCCCTTAAAAATTCCTTTTGCTTAGGCGTTGGCCGTATCACATCGCGAAACAGATTTGTTTTACTCATCTGTATCACTCAATTCGTTATTATCAATAACCAACTTAACGGCGCTTTCTGTTGTGATTTCCTGTTGTATCTTATCGCGCCATTCTTTAGAACGTCGATTTTTAAGCCAGAAAATCATGGCTGTTGTATTTCCTTCAAGTGCTGCTTTGTAAAGTGCATTTTCAACTTGTATGTCCGCTTCGTCCTTCCCTATTTTTAAGGCGTTTGATATTTTCGGTGATTTCTTGCGCCATTCCCATAAGGTAGAAACAACAATATCCATATTGCTGGCAATCTGTTCATTTGTTAAGCCGTTACGCGCCCAACCTTGTAAAAGCAAAATCTTTTCTTCTGCTTCCCAGTCCTTATATGTAGTTTTCGCCATTGTTTCACCCCCTATCGTAGTATGTTGTTATCCTTGCTTTTCATTCTGCCATGTGATCGTTGGCATATTCCCGCATGTTGCTTGCTGGCGTGTTTGCTAGTGCAATACGTTTGACATAAGCCGTCATAGTATATTTCGCTTGCTATACATTTTCCGCCTTTGTTATTAAGACATTTCGACTTGGTACATATGATATTCACTAGCTTTTCACCACCTTCACAAAACTTTTTGAAAAATTTTTAATTTCCCTATTGACTACTTGCGAAAACGCAAGTATAATTAAGCCATAAGATACATCAGAAAACGCAAGTATTCAAAAAGGAGAATTTAAAATGCTAACACTTAAAGATGTAAACACAAACAACACATGGAAATTTGAAAACAAAACAGATGCTTCCGATTTTATCTGTACAATGAGTTTCGGTTTTGAATGGCAATTAATCGACAATAACACAAATAAAGTTATTGCTTGCCACTACTACGAATAACAAAATAAAGGCCGCCTACACAGGGCGGCTTTTTTAATTACTCAAAACCGAACACGCCACAATGGATATGACATGGAAACAATCGGGTTATTTTGGTCTAAAACCTTTACATAAAAAATGCAGCATGTTCAGTTTTCAATAATCAAATGTTACTTTTATACAAAAAATGAGATATATCGCCGTGGATATACCTCATATTCTGATAGCTTTATTCATTTTTGTTGTATACTCTAAACCAATACCGATATGGATCACATGAAATTAGGTTTATTATGCTTATTGTTGTTGTGCTTGGTAGTACATATTTATATTGATAGGATTGTTCTCAATGGCATTGTGTTTGTTTGAAAGGAATTCTTTTTTATCGGTATCGGTTTACAATACACAATAGGGGAACAGTCCAAAGTTCCCCATGTGCATCGTATATATAGGAGAATTACGCCAATGACCTTTTAAGCATCATTTGACAATATAATTATACTATATATGGCTTTTCCGCTTGTTTCCGATATAGTCCGATTTAGTCCGACTTATACCGATTTAGCAGTATACATACAAGCATAGTACGTATGGTGTAAATAATACCCTACTTGTACAAGGCCAGTCGTTTTTAATTCTGCTGCTTGCGATTTCTCTAGGTCTGTAAAATACCGCGCATGCTTAGCACTTTTTCCGTCGATGTATTCGCGCAATAATAAAATATTTGTTTTCCCTTTGGTGCATGTGTTGATGATATCCGCCGCGGTTTCTCGTTCATCAATCAATGCACCTATTTCTTTATGTACTGCATCACGCTTGCTTTCAAGTCTTACAATTTGTTGTTCTAGTCCGCCCGGTGTTCCGCCACCTGTTAGGCGTTCTTTTGAATAATCCACGGCGCCTATTGTTGTAATGTCTGATTGCAAATGCTTTAGATCTTCTTTCAATGAGTTAATCTTCATTGTGATTAATTTAATCGGTTCTAAATATTCTTTTGCTAATTCCCTGTAGTCTTTATCCGTCATATTTCCCTCGTATGGTTCATTATCGTAAATTCTTAACCGTTTCCCCTAACATGTTTAAATAGTCCTGTAAATTAACTTTGATAGCATCGTTTACAAGCTGGATATTATCAGTTGTTACATAATGCGCTAATAGCATTTTATACATAGCATCTTTTGTAGGTACTAATACCGCTATTAATGCACTAATTACAAACGCAATATATAAGGCAATAATCTTCTTTTTATGCGGTTGTAATAAACTTCGTACGTTATCATCTACAATACATACCGCCGTTACACCAGCAGCGGCGCAAGCCAAAATCATAAACACGGCTTGATTTAAAGCATCTATATTATGTAGTACCTCAATCAAGTACAAATACATCGGATCAATAATAGGCATTACACATTTCCCCTTTCGCCTATTCGTATCAAAGGGGCGTTTATATTGCCCCTTATCCGCTACATCGTAAATATTGATACTAATTTTATTAATGCTATCACTAGCGAAAACATCAATGCAGCATCAAATAATAATTTAATCATGGTTATTTTCCTGTGCTTCCAATACCACCGGTACCGCGCACCGTTTCGGTTAATTGTGCAACCTCTAATAATTTTAATGCGCCAACTGGTACTATAATGCCCTGTACTAATCTATCGCCTTTTTGAATTAAATACGGCGTATCACTGGTATTATGTAGAATTGCTTTGATTTCGCCCCTATAGTCCGCATCAATCACCCCGAATGAGTTTGGAATAATTAACGGCGTTTTGCTCATGCTAGATCGTGGCGCCAGCATCAACATATACCCATTTGGAATTTCCACCGCTAGGCCTAGCGTTACATATTGCGTTTGATGCGGTTCTATTACTACGCTTTTTGGTTGATAAAAATCCATGCCAGCAGCATCTACGCTGCCAACTTTAGGTAATAATACACCCGGCATGCATCGCTTAATTTTAATAACGTCCGCATTATATCGTTTATATCTAAATATGCGTTTAATCCTGTTTAGTAGTTCCATTTATTAACACTCATTTCAATAACGCTTCCAATACTTTATTTTTTCTATCCATGATGCGAATTTCTGCCCTTGGGTTTTCTTTATCAATACCAGCGATGCAGCTATCACCATATGAACATATCCATTTATCATCGTCGATTACTTTGGCTTTTGTTAATATATCGCTAGTTGCTTGAAGTAATCCGATTAAGTCCGGCCAACTTCTTTTATTAGGCAAATAGTATTTACATTCAACAACGATGATGCCAGATATATGCAATTTCTTCCCAGCTAATTGCCACATACAAGCATCTTCATAATTTTTGTAGGCTTCCGACGGTATTATAATAGGCTTTCCGTTTCTGGATATAATTCGGCCGCTATTCTTTTTAGTTGCTGGCCGGCCTTTTAAAATAATATCAATTACGCTCATTCAATGCCCTTTCTGCCAACAACACATCATCTTTCGGATAGCACCAATAATAGTTATCTTCACGGCTCCACGACGTCTGCCCATTCGTAAAGCAATGTACAAGCCCATTTCCGTATTTAGCAAAATAAAGAAGTTTCATTTTTTTTGATGCAGTTTTTACGATAACTGGCGTATCAACCGGAACATTTTCCCATTCCACGATATACAGCAACGATGCAATAGAATATTTACGGATATTGGGATTTAACCCTAGCACCTTGCATGGAATTCTTGGGGTGTGATCGCGTACTTTAAAATTTCCGCCGTTTTCAATAAATGTAGGATTTACGAAAAATCCGTAAACACCCTCAATCTTAATATCTCGATAACCTTCGTTATACATTTCTTGTAATAACCATTTTTGCTCATTCGTCATAATTCAATTCCCCTTTTACAATAATTTCCTTCATTTGCTGCCGTACGTTGTAAATGTACGCTTCAACCGTTCCATTGAATACTTCCATTACCATTTTAGAAAGTGTTTGCCGCAATCGTTTCGTTTTGCCGTCCTTATGGTATTTGTATTCAAGCGTAATTAAAAATCTATCTTGCGTTACTTTGGGTTTCAAAATCATGTTTTCAATAACCAGCGTTAATGCGCTGGCTAGTTGCTCACATGTAAAAACTCTACCGTTCCCCATGTCTACCTTTACACTCATTTATTAATTCCCCTATTTTCATGTACTATTCCCATAATATGGTGGCCAATTTCTTCAACCACATTTACAGTAACGGCATTGCCAGCTTGCTTATATAATTGGCTATTACTATTTACCGCTGCTGCTTTCTCATATTGCGCATCGGAAAACCCTTGCAATCGCCAGCACTCTTTAGGCGTTAATTTTCTAATTCGGATAGGTTGATCATCAACCAATACGCCTAAATTATCGTTAGTTGTTAATGTGTTAGATTGCTGCGGTTGAACGCGTCCTCTTCTTGTTTCACTATTTGGATATGCTAGGTCTATTCCGTCGCCAATTTCTGCCATTGTGTATCCTGTTTTAGTTGCATTTTTTATAGCTATTTTTGGAACATGTTTATAATCTGTAGCCGTAAGCGTACCAGCTAAACCAGTAGGCCATACGGTATTATCCGTTTCATAGCGCGAACCACTTCCGATGCTTTGAACCTTATTTGTATCGATTTTATATAAACCAGTTTTTGCACCCATTCCTCCGCCTTGTGCTGACAATGTGCAACTTGTTCCGTCTGGATCGTATACCCTCATTCCTTGTGAACCCCCAACGACTTGTTTAAGAGTTGTTGTGTTTTCTCTTGGGTTAGGTAGTAACTTTTCGACACATTCTTTTCCAGAATATCCGATAATATACACGCGTTCCCTGTTTTGCGGTACTCCGTAGTTTTTGGAATTGTACACACCCCATTCGATACTGTACCCTCTTTCTGCCATTTCACTAACAACGGTGAGGAACCCGCCCCCCCGTCGATTGATAGCAAATTCTTAACGTTTTCACACACAAGCCATTTGGGTTTATTTTCTTCGCACTCATCAATTAACCTCATAATTTCATAAAAAAGACCGCTTCTAGTACCTTCTTTAATTCCTTTTTGTTTACCGGCGATGCTCACATCTTGACAAGGAAATCCAAACGTCCATAAATCCGCCTTTGGTAAATTTTTTCCCTTAACCTTTGTTACATCATCACCAAACCACAAATTATCTGTATCGTACATTGCCCGGTATGATGCTTGCGCAAACTTATCAAATTCGCACCAGCCTATACACTTCATGCCAGCTTTTTCTAAACCAGTATGAAATCCGCCTATACCGCTGAAAAAATCTATAAATTTCATGTTTACCTTCCTAACATTTACCTATACGCCGCTTGATGCGGTTATTGCTATCTTTTACATACCCAAACACATCACCCCGTATATCACGGCTTTCCCTTAGTTCCATTCGACGATTATTGTATTTGATGTAGGCCGCGCATGTACTATGGCAGCCTAACACCCTATACTCACAACCCTTACATGGTGATTTCATTTCTTTATTCCTTGTTTTTAAAAGGGTTAATAGTTTCAAGAATAACAAACGATGTATTTTTATATCCGTTTTGTTCTTCCCATTCACGAAACGCCTTAGTTAATTTTTCTTGTAAAACGTCAATTTGTTTCAGTTCTACATGTAACAAATAATCTTCCGAATATTCTGCTATTTCATCATCAAGATCATAATCGATAATGTCATTGATAACACGCTCCGCATCAACCGTAGGAATATAATAATAAGGGTTTCCAACTTTAACGAGTCGCGGCTCCACAAACTGGTATTCTTTGTTAAATTCTTTAAATTCTTTCACGGCATCTTCAATGCTTTTTGCGGA